ACGGCCGAACTCGTATCCACGCATTTCGCCAGAAGCGATTGAGCGAAGGATGTCAGCATCGGTGTTCTGTGGAACAGATACTGATGGTGCGAATGAAGCAGCAGCCTCGGAAGCACGAGCTTCTCTGTCAGCTAGCTTGCGAGCAGTTTCGATTGTTGCATCGGCTGAGTCGATGTCAGCTTCGATACGAGCAATCTTTTGGTTTTCCTCAGCGGATAGGCCACGCTTTTCAGCCTCAGCAAAGTCAAGAACTTCTCTTGCCTGTGCGATTAGGTTGTTGCGGGCATCCATCTGAGTCTTAATGAAATCAGACATGATTTCCTTTCGGATTAGATGATTATGGGATTCCTGCGGTGCTGACACTCAACAGATACAGCGGTGCTTACACTCAACTGTTAGCTACAAGTTTATAGGCGAAAAAAAACCCCAGCTCAGGAAAGGGGGCCGAGCTGGGGCTAAAGAAACTCTATCGGGTTTCTTTGGTATCCATAACCCTTGCTTCTTTGGCTGGGTTATATGAGTTCTTGTTGTCTAGGTCAAAAATTGCTTTGGCTAGGTCATCTGCCATGTCAGCGATAACACCGACTGATGGGTTGCCAGCGGCCTTTAGGATTGCGTTCTTGATCTCGTCTTTGGTAGCCATGTCTAAATCCTTTTCAGTAGAAGGTCGAATTGCTTTTTCTTTAGGTCTAGCAAGTCAAGGCCGTTGTCAATTACTTCCTCAATCTCAGGCTGTGCCTTTAGCTTGTTGACCACATCGGTAATCAAGTTAGCGTTAGCCTCGTCAAGTTCCTCACCTGACTCTAGCTTTAGCAAGGCATCGGCTAGTTGGTCTGGGTTGATGGTTTGAGCTGATCTAACCTGTGCGGTGGTAGCTTCATAGGCTGGGAAGCTAACAATGCTGACCTCGAATAAACGGACTGATTCAAGTGTGCGTGTCTTGCCATCGCTTGCCCATGAGTCTTTGATGACATTGAATCCGAAGCTCATTGAGCTAATTACTTTACTGCGTAACAGCTCTGCTACATCCCTTCCCCTAGTTGTGTTGGGCAGGGAAGCTGTGACCTTTAGACCTCTTGAGTCCTCGACTAGTTGCATAGTGCCACCTCTAAGGGAAGCTAGTGGCTCACCTGAGTCATGGTTCCAAAGTAGCTTTACCTCGTTGCGAGATTGTAAGGAACGCTTGAAAGCACCAGGGGCAACATACTCAACAAAGCCACCCAAGTCCTCGGATGGAGAATTGAATACTGAGGCGTAGCCGGTAAAGCTCATGCCGTCACCCTCAGCCCTGACCTCAAAGTCAACGCTGTTGGTTCTTACTTCTGGCTCTTTAGTCTGTGGGCCGTCAATCTTTAGTGCGATTGCTCTGGCAACATCTAGCCACTTGTTCTTGTTTTCCATGCGGTTATTTTCCTCTGCTCTGATTCTAGCAACTACCGAATCAGCGTAGTCTTGGGTTCTTTGTGCTGCTCGCTTGCTTGGCCCTGATCCCCAAAGTAAGTGAGCCACTACACCTGCGGATGGGTAGTTATCAGACTCAGGGTTTGCATCTGGTGAGTCAAGGTCAACAAGGTGTCGAGCAATCCAAGCGGCAATCCTTATCCACTTGTCATCGCTGACTCTACCCTCAGCCATTTCTCTTGCTTCTCTGATTGTCTTGGGGGTTACGCCGTCACCAGCTAAACCTTCCTCGTAATACTCAAGTCCACGCCGAGCTGCTGCTCTCATGTAGGCAGGGGCTTCTTGGTTGATAGCTCGTTCCTCATCGTTTGATTCCCAAGCGTTGCAGTAGTAGCCACCATCAACAAAGTCATCCCAACGCTCACACCAAGCTTTAGTGCCTTCAGCGTTTAGCCTTGACTCATCGTAAAAGAAACAGTTGCCACAAGCCCTACCCTCTGGGACATCCTCGGCTAGAGCTGGTCTGTAATTGTCTGGCAGGTTAGCACCCTCAACTTCAGGCTCGTCAAGTTCCTCGACCTGCTCGACCTCGACAGCAATCATCTTGGGTGTCGGTATCTTTTCTAGCTGGAATACATTTATGACCATCATCTTGTCGGTTGGCTCAAAAATGCCATCCTCGTAATCGAATAGTCTGACCACAGCGAACTGCTCTTGAACCATTTCGACCTGTGCGGCAACCTTTGGATCAAGTGGTGACCAAGAAACAAAGTCACCAACTTCTAGTGAACCAACTGCTGCTCTTTCGCCAACAAACTCTGTACCCTCGTCAATGCTGATAGCGACAGCTTGGTCAATGGCTGATTCCTTAGAGTCATGGCAGCCGACTGACTCGCCATCCTCTTTTTCAACAGCCCAGTTAGGGCAGTCAGGGTTTGTCTGTGTGATGTAGTAAGGCATTAGACCTGCTTCAAGAATCCGAGTTTTAGGTTGGCTTTGTCTGCTACTGCGTAAAGCTCAGACATTGGTGTCATTTGAAGTTGTATAGTTTCTAACTTTAGTAATTGCATCCCATTAGCAATGGTGACATTCGGGCCACCGATGTAGATGCCGTCATCGTTGTTCATGTTGTGAATCGTCAACCTAAAGTCTGAGGTGCTTGTTCCGTCAACAAGTGTTGCTGTTGTACCGACAGTTAACTGACCTGAGCTAATGAGAGCCATTACTCGACCTCGTAAGCCGCTTTAGGATCCTCTGGGTTTACCTGAGCAACACCTTGTAGCTGAACTGTTGGGAGTCCGGTGTGAAGGATTGGTGGCAAGCCCATAACTGATAGAACATCGGCAGGGTCATAACCTGAGTTGACTAGCTTCTGAGCCATGTTGACTCTCTTGTCTGTGGCTACAAGTTCGGCTGCGTCAATGTTCACATTGGCTAGTGGCACTCGAATAATCTCTCCCCCGTCAACTGGTGGTAAGTCCTCAAGTCTGCGGATGTCGTTGATGGTTAGGTATCCAGCTTGAAGTCCAACGCTGTAAGCGGTAAAGCGTGAGTTGGCATCGCCTCTTAGCAAGCCGTCAAGTGTGAACTTGATAAAGGCTGTTGATCCACCAGGCTCGGTTGCCATTAGAGGTGTGAAAGCTGACTCTAGTTTCTGAACGATTGGTCTGAGTGTGTGAGTCACAAAGGCGATGTTGTTTTGCTCAACGCTGGAATAGGTGTTAGTGCCTGGTAGTCCTAGTAGGTGCGGTGGGATGTTGAACGCTCTAGCGACATCCTCGACAGCCATTCTGCGTGAGTCAATGAACTGTGCCTTGTCGTTTTCTACTGTGGTCTGAACAAACTTAGCTCCACCAGATAGAACGCCAGTCTTGTGTGACTTGCGGAATCCTTTGTGTCTTGCATCGAAGCCGTCAACAAGTTGCTTAGCTTGCTCAGGGGTTAGGTTGCCAGGGAACTCGATAATGCCGTTGGTGCTTGCACCTTGACCAAAGAATCTAGCGGCGTATGACTCTAGTGCGATAGCAAGTCCAAAGTTATCCTTGAGTGCGATGACTCTGGAGATGCCTCTGGTTTCACCTGGTCTGACAACATCTGGAATGTGGATTATTTCATTCTTAGTTAGTGGCTTGTTCTCATCCTGATGAATGTAAACAACTTCACCAACCTTGTTCTTGCGAATCTCAACCTTGGCAGGGTTTAGAACTGTCATGTTGATTACTCGACCAGCACCATCTCTAAATACTCGAACAAAGCCGTTGCCATCAAGCAACATAGAAACAATTAGAGATCCGTAGAACGCCTCTTTGGTGGTGTCAATGTCAGGCTGTTGTACCCAAGCTGGTCTAGGTCTAAAGGCGAACCTTGCACCATCTCTGCGGATGTATGAGTCAATCGGCAGGGTAGAGATTGTGTCAGAGATTAGGCTGACTGCTGAAAAGATTGCGTTTACCTTAAATACAGTTTCAGGGTTGACTACTGTGCCTGACTGATTGAGTACCTCGATGTCACCACCGGTTCCCCAGATGGTCTGAAAGCTGATAGCTCTTGACTCGAAAAGATTGTTGAGCATTTAGTTATTTCCTTTCGGCAGCCAAGCCAAATAAGATTGCAAACACGCCAGCGAGAATTACGCCAGCAGGAATAAAGATTAGCCCTGCACCAATGCTTATGGCTGAAGCTCCTGCGACTTGAAGTATGGTTGCCATGACCGCCTTAGATAAAGAATTGTGGGACAAGCTGTTCAGACTCTACTCTACCAACAGTTGCCCTATCAAAGGCTATTACAGCGGCAACAGCAGCGTCAATCTTTCGTGGTGAGCTTCGATTGTCTTTTACGATTCTAGGGCCAATCCTGTCGGTCTTTACTACTGCGTTGGTGAGGTGTCGTTCGAGTAGTGCATCGCCATCGTGAATCATTGTCTGCTCGGTTACTGCTGTGTAGAACTTGGCACAAGCTGACACCATGCGACTTGGGCTGGTTGAAGGAAACTCGATAACTGGCAAGCCCATCTCTGCCATCGCATCCATAGACCTTTGCCAGCGATAAGGGTCACAAGCTATCTCTTTTACATTGTGAGTTGAGCAGAATTGAATGATTACATCCTCGACTTCTTGGGTGTTTACACGCCAATCATCGGTATCCTCTGGCTGTTTTTCCCATGTCTTGATCATAAATAGATAGGGTTTTTCATCGTCTTTGGGTATGGTGCAACCCATCAAGCTAGTGCAGTCACCATTGAAAGAGCCGTCAAAGCCTCATCTGGTAGCAACTCTCGCTGTTCGGCTAGTGGTTGCCATGCTCCGTTGGGTAGCCAAGCGTTCATCGAGCTTACCCATTGGTTCAATCTCTTAGTTCTAAACTCTGGCTCAGGTGTACGCCTGACCGCTGAGTCAAAGTCATCCTTAGAAACTAGATCGTCAAAGCCAGGGTTAGCCCTACGCCAAACCTCGACATCTCGATGGTCTGCCTCATCTGGTGCTGCCCACCAAGCCATAAAGAATGAAGGGTCATCTACTTCACCGCTGGCAACTCTTTTGCCGTACTGATAAAGGTAGTAAGCAATAGAGTCTTGGCCCGTCATGTCGGTCTTTTGACCTGCTGTTGTTATTGCGATTAGCTGACCAAGTTTGCCTCGGTTTCCCATAGCCAACTGAAACACATCGAATAGTGTCCGGTCTTTGTGAGCGTGTAACTCATCCATGATTACTCGGCTCGGGTTTAGACCTTCCTTGGAATAAGCCTCGGCAGAAACAACTCGGTAAACGCTGTTGGTTGATGGCACAAAGATTGCATCTCGATACAGAGTGCAAAGCTCAGACAGCTCGGACTGTTCGACCATACGCTTAGCCTCACCAAATACGATGCGAGCCTGTTCCTTTTCAGCGGCTACTGAGTAAACTTCACCACCTTGGATACCCTCAGCGATCAAGGAATAAAGACCAAAGGCTGCTGATGATAGAGCTGACTTTCCGTTCTTACGGGGCATCCCGATTAGAGCAGTTCTGAACTGTAAGCCTTCATCCTCATCTCTGGCGTAAACATGGCGTATTAGTTCCTTTTGCCAATCTCGTAAGACAAGGGATTGACCTGCTCGACCAGCTATTCCGTCTTTACCGATAGAGCCAAATGCCTCGGTGAACTCAATGGCATACTTGCCATCTCCACGCTTGATAGCCTCAGCAGATACAGGGGTCAGATTGGCTGGTGGCCAGCTACTCACGATTAGCCTTTTTAGCCAACAGTTCCTCTAGCTTGCTCTTGGTTTTGGCAGATACTAGGCCAAGGCGTGTTCGGTCAGCAGGGCTGAAACCAAGCAAAGACAGACTGTGGACTATCTGCTTCTCAATCTCGTTAGCTTGCCGATACCAGGTTGGGTCAGTTGGGTCAGTTGCTATCTGCTGCTTGATTAGCTCACGCCTGTCGAGTTGCTCACACACCATCTGGACAAGCTCGGT